TCTTTGTATTTTAACTAATAATATTCTAATATAATTTTCCATTCCAGGTTCTAAATGTCAGAGTAAAATTTCTCAATCATTTTGAGTATATAAAGATATGACATTTTTATATTCTTGATATTTTTCTCTGTCTTCTATTCTTTTTCTATCTTTGTTAGGTAAACTTAATTTATTTATAAAACTAAGTAAACAAGATATATAAATACGTTTAAGCATTAATTTATCTGTTTTAAAAGGACTTTCTTTTTTCAACATATTATATATCTTTTTAGGAAATATTTTTAAAATTTCTTCTAGATCTTTATCTAAACTTGTTATATACTGAGATCTAACTTGAGTTCTCATTGATTCTTGTAATGCTTCAGAATTAAATCTAGAATCAATTTCAGGATTTATAACTTCATCAAATCTATTTTTTTCAAAATTAACTTTTAAAGGATATAAAACAGACTTAATAAAGTTTAAACAAGATTTAACAGGTTCTACTAATTTACCTCTTATTATTTTACCTTTATTTATATGCTTTTTACGCATTGTCATAAATAAATCTCCTGCTGAATACAAAGCAAAATCATCATAATATGATCAATCTTTAAATAAATGCTGTTTAATAGCTAAAGCTTTTACTATTAGATATAAATATTTATAAATATTTGCTTCTATTTGAGGAAATTCATTAGGATTTACTACTTTATGCATATTAGCATCTATGTAAATACACATATCAGTGTATTTCATACCTTCAGGTTTTTTGAAAGTATCCATAATTTTTATCTCACCCTACTTATTCCATTTTCATCTTTTACTATAACCATCTCACAATCATAAGGAATAGCTAATTCATTACTTCTATGAGATATAATAAAAGTACTTTCAATGTCATTAAGTTTATTAGAAATAAGATTTAATAAATTTGTGCATCCTAATGAATCTAATTGATCAAAGATTTCATCTAAAATTAAAATATTAGAACTAAAATCTAAATATTGAGACATCATATCTCGAATAGAAAATTGAATAATTAAGTCAACTTTTTGTTTTTCTCCACCAGATAAATTCTCAAAAGATTTTCCTAGATAAGATATTTCAATATTATTACCATTTAAAATAAATTCTAAATTATTATTTCCAAAAATAATTTCACAATATTCTTTACACTTATTATCAATAAAATTAATAACATTAGATAATAAGAATCCTCTAAAATCTCTTTTAATTAAAGTATTTATTTTATTATCAATTTCAATTTTTACAGAGATATCAGACTTCTTATTAATATAATACAATTTTTCTTCATCTAATTTTTTAATATTATTATCTATAGATAATAATAGATTTTGAATTTCATTAATTTTTTGTTCATAAGTCTCTTTATTTAGTTTTATTTTATTTAATTCATTAGTTAATATAATTAAAGTAGCTTCATTTTTCTTAATTTCTAAATTTAAGTTACTTTTTACATCTTTTTTAATTTTTATATTTTGATTCAATTTATTTATAGTATCAGAATATTTATCTTCTATTTGATTTAAAATTAAATTATGCTCTTTTAAACATTCTGTATATTTCAAATCTAAATTTGTAATAGAAACATTATAATTATTTTTTAACTCTGTTTGAAGAGTTACATATTTTGAATTAGTATTTTTTAAATTTAAATTATAACTTTCAGTTAAATTTACTAAACTATTTTTTAATTCTAATAATTTGGTTTCTTGAATAGAAGTATCAGGTTTTACTATGTTAGGAAGTTTTTGTCCACAAGTAGGACAAATATCCTTTATAGATTTTAATTCCTTAATTTCTTTTTCTAGTTTTAATATATCTATATCAAATAAAGATTTATTTTTATTGAATTCAATACTTAAATTATTTTTATTTACATTCATTTCAGAATTTAATTCATTATTTTTAGTATTAAAATCAGTTGTTAAAATATTCTTTCTACTTAAATACTCATTCTTAAAGTTATTGAATTCATTATTTTCAGATTGTATTAAGTTATTTTTATCATTTAAAATAGTATTTAACTCTTTATCTAATAAAGTAATTTCATTTTCAGCTTCAGAAAGCTGTCTATTAGCTTGTACAATCGATTTGTTTATATCATCAATATTATTTTCTATCTTTAAAATATTAGAATCAAAATTTTGAGGTTTTTTCAATTCTTTTAATTTTAAATCATTACTTTCAAACTCTGTTTTTAGCATCTTAGATTTTGTTTCTATAGTTAATAATGCATCTTCAGTTTCTCTTAAAGAAGTATTATTCTCATTTATAACTTTATTTAAACGCTCTTTAATATCTTGAATCATAAAATCAGATTTTGATAATTTTTCTAAGACTTCTTTTCTTCCTGAAGGTGAATTAGAGGTAAATTTACAAGGTAATCCTTGTCCTAAAATGATTATAGATGCTATTAAATTAGAACTTAAATCAGGTAAATATTGATTTAAAATTGCTTCAGATTCTCTAATACCTTTTCCTGATTTTTCTTCATTATTTATAAAAATTTTTAAATCTGATTTAGGTTCTTTGCATCTTTTTATTGTATAATAATCTTTATCTATATAAAAATATAATTCAACATAACAAGAATTTTCATCAATATTTATATTTTTTATATTACTAGATATTCCTTGAATAGTTTGACCTGTTAAAGCCCAACAAATCGCTGAAGATCAAGTTGATTTACCTGCACCATTGGATAATGCGTTATCTAATGGATTATTATTAATACCTGAAACTAAACAATATCCTTTATCTTTTAAGTTTATTTCAGTATGTCCATAAGAAAGAAAGTTATGTATTATAACTTTTTCAAAGCTTATATTCATATTAAAATTTCCTTTCTTTAATTTATTTTAGAATAATTTACTATAGTTACTCTTTTTACATTTAAACTTTTCTTTAAAAAATTTTCAAGTCTTCTAATACTGCTTTTATTTAATTCATAAGATAAATTAATAGAGGTACTATTTAAACCTCCTACTAACTTATCATCAAAATCTTTTATATAATATAATAAAAAGTATTTATACATAGATTTTATAACCTCCCTTTCAAATATTTATTTTATTATTCTATTTAATTCTTGCTCAATTACTGGATGAACTCCTAATTTATTTTGAACAAAAATTTTAAATTGAGATAAGTAATCAATACTATTAAATTTTTCTAATGTGGAATCTAATTCTTCCATATCTGAAAATTCTTTTTTTACTATAATTCTAGATTCTGTAATATTTTTACAATCTTTTAAAATTGATTTTAATCTATCTAAATCATTTCTAAAACATTTTAAACTAACAACTGAATTTTCTTTTAATGTAGTTAACTCAGAAAAATTTGAATTAGCTTTAAAATCGATTTGATAGAAATTAAAAGCATAAGGATTTTCATAAGACTCTAAACTCGAGTTTTCAGTATCTAGTATATAAATATTATGTGAATATTTATATGCATCTTCTCCAAAATTTTGGCCTGTTAAATTACCTAGGTTAAATCCATTACGACAAAATGAACTACCATTGTGAAGGTGGCCATTTAAAAATAAAGAACTATTCTGTTCAATATCTTCTATTTCAAACCCTTCTTTTGATAAAAATTGTCCAAATTGAGCTTTAATATCATTATGACTAAAAAATATTTTTCTATCCTTAGAATTAATATTTAATTTAATATATTCACTTAAACATTTTCTATCTTCTTCTAAGATATAAGGTAAAAAATATAGAGAACAATCTTCTAAATTTCTAAAAGAAACTTCTGATATTATGTTGAACCCTAAGTTATATAAAGCATTTACACTATTATATTTTAAAGCTTTATGTGGAGATTCATGATTTCCAACAATAACTGAATGAGGAATATCAGCCCATTTAATTTCAGTTAAAGCAGTTAATTCTTCACTATTTAAGTCTGGTTTATCGAAAAAATCACCTAAAGAAATTATTTCATCACAATTATGTTTAATTGCTAAATCCTCAGCTCAATTTATACTTTTAATTAAATTTTCAAGTCTTTTAGAATACTTCTCTCCTTTGCTTCTAATAATTGAAGAATAAGTACTAAAATGAACATCTCCATAAATAAGAAATTTCATGCATAAACTCCTTTCACTAAATAGTTATAAAAATACATATTATAATACAATAAAAAATAGGTTGATAACTCAACCTATTTTATCTAATTAAGTTTAATTTTCAATTCATGTAACTACTTTTTCTCCTCAAGTAGTCGCAGTTCCTTCAAATCAAATACTGTCATACCAATCAGAAGGAAATCTTTTTCCTTTTTTCTTCATAATTCTTTGATACCAATACCTAAAAGTACTTGGTAAACCTACAACAAATAATGTAAAAGGACCAAAAATTAAATTTTGTAAACTATGACCAAATTCATGTTTTCTAGTTTCTTGGAATCAATTTGGACTATATGCTTTATGACCTTTAGTATTATATCTTCCACATAAGGCAACTGCACCTAAGTCAAGTCCACCCCAGTTTCCACCTATTTCTACAATATAAGAAAAACCATTTCTGTGAGGAGTACCTTTTAAAAATATAATACAGAAACCTGTAACTAATAATCCAACAATAGTCATTAATGATCCTCAAGTTAATTGTACAATCCAATATAATATTCCTAAAAATAACTTAAAAATCTTTTTCATCATCAATTCCTCCAATTTTCTTTATAGCAGATGAATTTTTAAATTTTTTAGCACATTTTTTACAAATATATGTAATTCATCCTACAGTATAATATTTAGTTTTTCTACCACATATATAACAATATTCTCTAGATAGGTTTTCGTATTTAGTAATTATTTTAGAAATATTGTCATATATATCTTCAGGAAGAGAACAAAAATACATTGTTAATTCTCCTCATTTTTCTTTTATTTGAGTAAAATAAAACTCATTTTCATAATTATGTTCTTTTAAAACTATAGATAATTCTTTTCATAATTTCTTTCCGAAAGCTTTTCTTCAACCAGGAGCTAATCAGTCATTATAAGTATCTTCAAAATTATAATTCTCTGAGATTTCACCTGTTCAAACATTTCTAGGTATTAAAAAAGGATATTTTCTACATAATTTTTTATTTTTGTAAATTTTTAATTTTTCAATAAATTTCATTTTTATACCTCTTATTTTCTTAAAATAAAAATTCTTTTTGAAGTAATATTTTCATTTAATTTAGGTAATATTTTTTCTATTCTAATTTCAGCTTTGTTTTCTTTTACATTTTTATTATTAAATGCTTCTAATATTTTCTCATGATTTTCGATACCTAACCATTCATATTCCACACTAAAATCTTTAGTTTCTCTAGTCCATTTACAAAAATAAGGACATAAATTTTTTCCTTCTTCAGGTTGATTAGGATTTGTATTGCAGAAGTCACACCAATGACATAAAGGAGTAGGATTAGGTTCAAATTTTTCTTCTTCAATTTCTTCTAATAAGGATGTTATCTTTTTAAGTCCTCTATTAATAAATCCTTTTGTTCCTGCAGAATATCGTTTATCCCATAAAGGAAGTTCATAAGAACAATGAATTAAAGATTCATCTACTCCATATAATTCTTTAGCAGCTAAAGAATAAATAACTAATTGAAGAGGAGTTGTTAATACATCTTTATCCAAATCTTTTGTCCAAGTTTTAATATCTTCAATAAATACTTCTCCTGTTACAACATTTCTAAAAGCTCTATCTATAAATCCGTGAAAAATATAACCGTTTAATTCTATATTAAATTCATCTTCAATTCCTAAAATTTCAAAATCAGGATTACTAATTAAATAGTCACGTAATCTATAAATACCTTTATTTAAATAATCATTTAACTTATCTTCATAATTTTTACCATTTTTATCTAATTCAAACCATTCTTTAGGATATTTATTTTTTAAAATATTTGCTCCTAAAACAGTTTCTTTTTCATCTAAAATGTTTATATTTAAAGTTAAATTTTTTAATTCTTCATAATTTAATAACTCATAATTTATTATTTTATTAGCCATCGTTTCTTCTATATAATGAATTAAAGTACCAAATTCTGTAGCAATTGAACCTTTACTTATGAAATTATGATCTTCATATATTAATTTATATTTTCAAGCACATTGTTTAAAAGTATCTAATTTAGAATAAGAAAATTTTTTCTTTTTTTGTTCTTGCATAAATAAAAATTATCCTTTCTTTAAAATAATTATATATATAAATATATACATTTTGAAAACTTTAAATTTCAGCTAAATTAGATATATTGAAAGGAGATTTTAAAATGATTTTAGTCGATATTCCATACATGACAGAATATAATTATGATAAAATGTCAACACATTTAAAATTCTTTTCAAAAAAATATTTTCAAATAATTAAAAGAAGTAAAGATAAAAAAAATGTTACAATAAGAAACAGATTAAATAAGATAGCAGATCATTTTAATTTCGATATTAATATATATAATATAATAGATATAATATTAAATAATTTTTATTTAGACTTAGAAACAAAAACTTTAAATTTAAAAAATAATTATTATAAAAATTTAGATTTAATTACTATCTATAACCTAATAAATAAAGGAAATTTAAGTTTAAAAGGAACTAATTTATTCTATGAAATTATTGAAAATACTTTAGTGTTCTTAAATCATTTATATAATGAAAAGGAGAAAATATTAAAATGAGTATAAGATTTTATGATGAAGCAGTAGTTAATAAAATTAAAAAATGAATTGCTGATCCTAATATGGTTATTTTAAAACCTAATGAAGTAAATCGATTATTTCAAATTACTGCGGATCAAAATAATGATAAGCCTTTAACATTACCTTTAATAGCAATTTCTAGAGATACAAATATAAATCTTTCAATTCCTACTAAAAGAAGTTTATCTTGCGATGGAAAGAAAGTAGAGTACAATGAAGAAAAAACAAAACAATTAGATGCTATTCCTATTCAAATATCTTATCAATTAGATATTTATACACAAAAATTTATAGAGGGAGATGAATATTTAAGAAATTTTATTTTTAATTTAATAAATAGTCCTGATATGAAAATTGAAATTCCTTATAATAATTCTTCTATAAATCACACTTGTTATATAAGATTAAATCCTACAATATCAGATAACAGTGATATAGCTGAAAAATTATTTTCAGACCAATTTACTAGATGAACTTTAAACTTTACAGTAGAAGATGCTTTTATTTATAGTATTCCAATTTTACAAAATAAGAGAATAGAAGATGTTGAAGGTATTATTAAAAATAAATTATAAATTTCTAAGCTAAATTATATGATAAAATTAATTATTAATAAAAAGGAGAATGTAGTATGCCAACAATTACAATTAGAGAAATTGATAATACGGGTTCTGGTAGTTATTCTTATGTTGAAAATACTGTATTAGTTCCAGGTATTAAAGTAGAAGCAACTAAAGATGATTCTAAGATTACTTTAGATGGTTTCTATACAAATAAAAAGGATTTTACAGATAAAGTCGATTCAATTATCGATTCAATTGAAGACGCTTCAAGTGATATTACAACATTATTAGAAGATGATTCTATAACATATGTATTAACACTTTTAAATCAAGGATTACCTGTACAATATTTTGGTGCTTACACTGATATAGAGGAAGCAGAAAAGTTAAACGCTACACAATGTTCAGACTTATACGAAGATTATAAGGATAAAGGATTATATGATTTATTATTTATAACTACAGGTGTTATTGATAATATAAATATGTCAAATGCAGCAATTGAATGTGCCGCTGAAAGAGGAGATTCTGTTGCGATATTATCAACTAGTTCAGATTATAGAAATTATTCATTCGTTGACACAGAAGATGAAGATGGAAATACATTAAAAGTATGAACTAAAAGTGATGCAACAATAACTTATGCTAATAATAAAAAATTAGCTGAAGCAGTTGATAATACAGTAAATTATAATTTAACATCAGCTAAAAATGATGTAACTAGAACAGGTGTAACATTTGCGCGAACAACAGAAAAAGCAGGAAATTATGCAGCAGTATTTGCTCCAATGTTTCAATCTTCAAGTATAAAAGATTATAATGGAAAAGCAGTAAATAAATTATTCCCTGCTAGCTTAAATTACTTAGTAGCTTATTCAAGTTCTGTTGGAAAAGGAACTCCTGAATGATTTGCAATAGCAGGTTCAGTTAGAGGAATATCACCTTTAGCACCTATTCAATTAAGTGAAGAATATGGAGATGCTGCTATTAATATTTTCCAACCAAGAACTACTCAAACAATTAATGGAAAAACTTCAGGAGAAAATCATATTGCTACAAATGTTATAGCAAATGTCAAACCTTATGGAAATGTTATTTGGGGAAATAGAACAATGCATCCATTAAGTGCTCCTAAATCAGGAGGAGATGTTCAATTAATTGCTTCTGATTTCTTAAATATTAGATTATTAGCTTGTAGTTTAAAGAAAACATTATATAGAGCATCTAGAACTAGAACATTTGAACCTAATTCAGATACATTATGGTTTAATTTTAAAAATGATGTTGAACCTTTATTAGAAACAATGAAAGCAAATCAAGGAATTAGAGGATATAAAATAACTAAAATTCCTACAAGTAAAAAAGCAGTTTTATCAGCAAGAGTTACAATTGCACCAATTGAAGCAGTAGAAGATTTCGATTTCACAATTGAATTCACAGATTCAATTGAGGTTATTGAATAGTAAAGGAGGTAAGTAAAAATGTCAGAGAGATTAGGAACTTATCATATTAGTCAAAATATTCAGGATTATGAGTCAGCAAGAAGTAATTTCTTCACATTATTAATTGAAGATTTAGGAGATTTAGTATATCCACAATTTGCTTATACAGGTGAAAATGAAGATAATGAGTATGTAACAGGTAAAAATACAGGAAGAACAGCTCAAGATATTATTAAACTAAGTGTTAACAAATCATTTGTTCCTCATTTTGATTTAGGACAAATTGAAGTTAAACGTGGAAATTCAGTTGTTAAATTTGCAGATGTACCAACATGGCAATCAGGAACATTAGATTTCCAAGATTTTGTAGGATTAGAAACTAAAAACGTTTTAATGGCATGACAAGCATTAGCTTATGATGTTATAACTGATACTCAAGGACGTGCAGGAACTTGAACAGATGAAAATGGAGTAGTACATAAAGGATATAAACATGATTGTACATTAATTGAATATACTCCAGATCATAAACAAATTAGATATTGGAAATTAATTGGTTGTTGGATTTCAAGTATTAGTGAAAGTCCATTTGATGTAGAGGCATCAGGTGCAAGACAAATTTCAGTAACACTTCAATACGATAGAGCAGTTATGCACATGCCTGATGAAATATTTGCAAAAGAGGATTAATATCCTCTTTTCTTTTTGAATTAAAAAATTATAAAATTATAAAAAGCTAAATTTAATGTATGAAAGGAATGATTAAATAATATGAATAAAAGAATAATTGCATTAGAAATTCCTGAGACATTACGTCAAAGGCTAAAAAAAGAATCTTTTGATAGTGATATATCAATGTCAGCATTTATAAGAAATATTTTGAATGAACACTTATCTGAAGATAATAGTAGAATATTCGTTAATTTAGATGAAACTACTAAAATGGAATTAGAAAAATTAAGATATACTTATTCTTGTTCTATTCCAGATATTATTGCTATGATTATAAAAGATTATATTAGACGTTATTATTTACAAAAGGAGAGAGGATACGATGAGTAATATAGAATATACTATTTGTGAAGACTACACTCTTCCATCAAAAGCAAGAATATATAAAAATAGTTTTGATCCTAGAATTAAATTAAGAAGTATGACAGTAAGAGATGAAATGAAAAGAACATCTAATTCCCAATATATTTATAAAAATTTGTGTGAAATTATAGATGATTGTTTATTAACTAAATTACCTATATCTTGCTATGATATGTGTATGGCAGATTACGAGTATTTATTACATAAACTAAGAGTTGTTACTTACGGACCTGAATATAAAATGGTTGTAGGATGTCCTCATTGTGATGCTGTATATAATTCTAAAATTGATTTAGATTCTTTAAAAATTAAAGATTATGATGAAGATAAATTTAATGAATTATTATCTTTTGAGTTACCTGCTTCTAAACGTAATATAAAACTTAAAATAAAAACTCCTAGAATAGCAGATAATATAGATTTTAAAATAAAAGAATTTAAAAAAGAAAATCCAAATTTTAATTTAGATCCTACACCTTTAATTAAATTACAAGAAATGATTGATACAGTTGATGGTAGAAAATTAGGATATGCAGAGATGGAAAATTATGTAAATGCATTATCTGCTAGAGATTATAATTATATTATAAATAAAATAGATGCGGCAAGTGCATTTTTTGGTTTAGATACTAAACTTAACTTAACTTGTGATAAATGTGGTGGAAATATATTAACCTTTTTTCGATTCGGGCCAGAGTTTTTTAGACCCAAAGAAGACTAAAGACGGTAAAGATTATGGCCCTCATAGATATAAACAAATAGTAAAAGAATTATATGTAATAGCTAAAAATCTACATACTTCTTATACAGATCTTCTTAATATAACTCCAAGTGAAAAACATATCTTATTAAATTTAATTATAGAAGAAAATGAAAGAAGTAAAGAGCAAATGGATAAAATTAAAAAAGAAGCTAAAGCTAAGAAAAATAAAAGGTTAAATTCTTAATTACTGCTAAATTCAATATATTAGTAAAAAAATATTTTTAAAGATTGGAGGTAACCTTATGGCTGATAATTTGAGAGATCAAGATGAAAATTTATTTTCCGGAAAAGATTTTACAGAAGCATGAACTGAATATCTTGAAAACTTAAAGAAAGCATCTTTAGAAATTAATAAGATAAATACAGAGAATAAAGAAAATAATAAAGCTTTATTTGAATTGCAAAAAGAACGTTTAGCAGCTATTAAAGCACAACAAAAATTGCAGGAAGAAGCTAATTTAAAAGAATCACAACATGCTTTACAAATGCAAGAAGTAGCTGAAAAAATTAAAGAAATTAAAGCATTACAAGCTCAAGCTGAAGCAACTAATAGTGAAGAAGAAAAGAAAAATTTAAAAGCTGAAATAAAAAAGCAAAAAGAAGAAATTAAAAAGATTAAACAAGATGATAATAAAAAGCAAGTTCAATCTAAAAAAGATAAGATAGATGCTTCTAAACAAAAAGCACAAGAAAATTTAAATATAGCTAAAGATCAAACAGATGTTGGATTATCAGAATTATTTTCAGGTAATATAAAAGAAGGATTAAAAGATCTTACTAAAGGTCTTGTAGGTCAATTAGCTGGAGGAAATACTGGAGGAGCTGGAGTTGTAAAAGCTTTAGATAATATAGCTAATAAAACAGCTGATCTAGTAAATAAATTAAATTCAACTATTGAAGAAATAGCAAGTTATAAATCAGATTGGGATACAAGACTTTTCGGAAGTGGAAAAGGACATTCAAGTATTTCTGATTTAGTTAGTAAATCAATTGGAGCATCAGGACTTGTTAAACAAGCTGATGTAATGAAAAAATTAAATGAAGCTATTGATAAAGGTATTTCTTATAATTTAGAGGAAAGAGCTTTCTTAGCTACAGTTTCTGAAAATATTGCTACAACCTTTGATGCTTTTGATTCTACATTATTAGAAATAATAAGAGTTCAACAAGCAGATTCAACCGAAGCTCGTTTAGGTATGGAAGCTACTTTAAATAAGTTTTTAAATGAGGAATACCAAAATACTGAATATTTATCAAATGTATCAGATAGTGTAACTTCAGCTTTATATCAAGCAACTTCTTTAATGGATTATAAAGATAGTATTGGATTTGAATTCCAAGCACAAAAATGGTTAGGTTCATTATATTCTGTAGGAATGTCTCAATCAGGAGTATCTTCTATTGCAGAAGCTTTAGGTGGATTAGCTAGTGGTAATATTGATTCATTAGATTCAGGTGCAGGTAAATTATTAACAATGGCAGCTGCTCAATCAGGAATGAATCTTTCAGAAATGTTAGTAAATGGATTAGATGGATCTGATATGAACAACTTAATGAAATCTATGGTTTATTATTTACAAACTATTGCTACTAGAAATAATGTTGTTCAATCTCAAGTTGCTCAATTATATGGATTACAAACATCAGATATAATGGCAGCAGTTAATTTAAGTAATGATATAACTGATATAACAAAATATGGTAATGAATATAATTATTCTTCTGCTACTAATATGACAAGAAGTATGATGGGAAGTTATGCTTCTCGTATGTCAGTCGGAGAAATTATGAATAATGCTTTAGAAAATTTCCAATATACATTATCAGAAGGAATTGCATCAAATCCTGCTTTATATGGTATTTGAAGTGCTTCTAATATGTTAGATGATTTAGTAGGTGGAATTGGAATTCCTAGTATTTCAGTTATGGGTAACATGGTTGACTTAGAAACTACTGTAGCAGACTTAATGAAAGTAGGAGCTCTATCAGGATCTTTACTTGGATCTATTGGAGATTTAGTAGGTGCGCTAGGAAACGCAGGTAATGTCAGTGGAATGTTAGATACTATGAGTACTAATAGTTCTGAAAGATTAAGAAGTGTAACTAGAGGTGTTGGAGGATTTAGTTTAACTAATAATTCAAGCACTATTCAAACATCTACTACAAATTATGTAGGAAATAGTTCTGGAGATGATGCAATGGATGCTGAAATGGCTAATGTTGATGATCAGAAAAATGATTTAAGTGTACAAGCAGAAGAAGAAAATGATAGTGTATCATTAAACGATGTTTATGATATTATAACTCAAATGCATGAATTATTTAATGCAGTAGTTGATGGTTCTTCAGCATTCTATGTTAGAATGGCAGGATTAGAATCAGGACTTCCTGGATTTAATTAAAATAAGGAGGTTAAAGAAATTAAATGATAAAATTTAATGATAATAACATATTTGTAGGATTCTTAAAGGAGCTTTTAAGCTCCACTCCTATTCCTACAATTAAAATATATAAAAATGATGAAGATTGCATTAAAAATGTTATATATTTAAAAGATGATTATATTGTAAAATGTGAATCAGAACAAGAAATTATAACTACAAAAAATATTGATGAAAATACATGAAAAGAAACGATAATAACGGAAATAAAACCTCCTGTATTCAAAGAAATTCAATACTTTAAATATAATACTCATTATAATAATTTTACTCGTACCTTTAATAATAAAAATTTAATATATGATAAAGATACTCATATTTATTTAGGAGAATATTTAAGATACTTAAGAGATTATAATAAGTTAAATTTAATGTCTATGTATAACTGTTTTACAGATGAATTACCTAGAAATTTAAATTTTAATGTTAAAACACCTAACTTAGACTCAAATGGAAATAATATATATTCTCAATTTAATTCTGAACAAGCTAATTATAAATACTATTTAATTCCAGTTAAATTTTTTGAAGATTATATGATTTCTATAGATTCAACTTTACCTTTAGAAATATGTTGTTGTTTATATGGAAAAAGACATTATACTTTAAATGTAAATGATAATTTAAGCTCATTAACATATCAAAAAATAAGTAGTAGTGTATTTGATAAACCTTTTAAATATTCTTTATTAAAAGAGCTAAAAAGCATCTTAAATTCGCAAACTACTAAATATTTTACAATGGAAGATTATATAAATTATGAAAGAGATTTAAAATTAGTAATTAAAGTATCTAAAGATAGTTTAAGTTCTATTGTAGTATTAGAAGGAGATCATAATATAAATAATGGTAAAATTTTTAAAGGAAAGTATGTAAAAACGGAAAGTAAAACATTACCTTTAGCAGGTACTGAAGGAATTGAAATTAATAAATATGATTATATAACTGATGCTTTAAATACTTCATATTCTGATTATAAAATTAATTTTAAAGATGAAGATAATAATTTTAATGATTTATCTAAATTAAATCTTCCAAGTAAATCTCAATTAACCTTCTTTAACTCAGGAATAACAGTTCCTTTTTCAAATAGATTAATAGAATATCTATTAGAAAATGTTGTAACAAATAATGAGGATATTTCTGACAACATAAAAAGAATTCAATATAATTTATTAAATAAAGATAAAATAAACAGAAAAAATAAAAGTTTAATTGAAGAACAAAAAGCTAAAAAAGAAATTGGAGCTTTAACATATCTACCTAGTAAAAAAGGAATTTGAGATGATGTTTATAAAGGATGTTTATATTCAATCGCTAAAAATAAAAATCTACTTCAAGATAAATTTGATATTTTAGGTTATATGGATAAAGATGTAGAAAAAGCTTTAGGAAATGAATATGATATTTATAAGGAGGACTAATAATGTCAAATAAATATACGACTTATAGCAGAGATTGAAATTTAAAAGATAATTATATTTATATATCTCATTTAGATGGAGATGAAGATGAGAAATGATTATTCTTACCTAATTATCCTGATTCTATAAGTGATTCAATGAATTCAACATTTGATCAAACAAATGCATTATCTAGAACAGCTCCAGTTTTTACATATAGTAATTCAGGACCTCGTTCAATGCAAATAACTTTAAATTTACATAGAGATTTAATGCAACAAGCAAATGAAGGAAAGTCTAATTTAATTCCTGAATTAGGTGATGATTATTTAGATACTTTTATTAAAAAATTGCAATCAATAGCCGTTCCTAAATATAATTTAAAAAATAAATTAGTTGAACCTCCTTTAGTTGCTATAAGATTTTGTGATCAAATATTTATTAAAGGTATTGTTTCAGGTTCAGTAGGTGTTAACTATATGAAACCTATTTTAAGAGATGGTACTTATGCAAAAGTAGATATAAGTTTTACAATTTATGAAACTGATCCTTATGATGCTACTACAATAGCTGAACAAGGTGGATTTAGAGGATTAACAAGAACAATGAAAGATTTCTTTAGATTGGAGGAATAAGTATATGGATATATTAAAAGATAAAAAATATGAAGTATATTCATATACTTGTAGATATACTACAGTTCCGTATTATTATAATACTTTAGATGAAAAATATGTTTATGGTACAGGTACTCCTTTATCTAAAGAAACTTCATATATATCACATAAAGTTACTCAAACAGATACATTAGATTCTTTAGCTTTAAAATATTATAATAATCCTACATTATATTGAGCTATAGCATATTTTAATGATATTCAAGATTC